TGCTAGCCAGTGGGTGATTAACCTTCGCGCGTCTGTGCGGCCTGTAGTCACCTATGGATTCTTCATCCTTCTGGTTCTGATTGACATCGGCATTTTCTTCTATGGGGTAGCGGCTGGCGCTTCGTTCGTTGATGTTGCGGCGCAGCTCTGGGACGAGAACACCCAGGCGCTATTTGCCTCCGTGATAGCGTTTCACTTCGGCGGCAGAGCCTTCGGCAAATGAAGACTTCAGAAGTCGGCATCAGCCTTATCAAACACTTTGAGGGCGTTAGGCTTAAGCCGTATCGGTGCCCTGCTTTGCTCTGGACTGTTGGCGTCGGGCATGTTTTGTACCCGAGACAGCACCACTTAACACTTGAGGAGCGTATGCATTTCCAGCTCGCTCCAGCTCACAACCGGACATTCACCAAGGAAGAAGTCAATGATCTACTCAGAAATGATCTTCGTCGGTTTGAGCGAGGTGTTGAAAGACTGTGCGGAAGAAACACAACGCAATCTCAATTTGATGCTCTGGTTAGCTTCGCTTTCAACCTGGGGCTCGGTGCCCTTCAGCGGTCAACGCTCAGAAGAAAGCACCTCAGAAAAGACTACGCTGGAGCAGCCAGCGAGTTTTTGAAGTTTGTCCGAGCAGGCGGAAGAATCCTGCCCGGGTTACAACGGCGTCGTATTGCTGAACGACTTTTATACGTAAAGCATCACGATACCGGTGATGCTGGCGATGATTAGAACAATCATCAACAGGCTTGCCGCCATTGATGCGATTCCTTCAATCTCGGTTGGTTCGTTCCATTCGAAATCTGGAACGCAATCACATTGACGACCTTGACCACAGTTACCGTTACACATCATCGTCCCCTTTCAGTCGTTGAACAATCAGAGTTGAATAGCCTGCGATGTCATGCCAACTATCGGCGTAGTCAGCGTCTCCGTTGATGATCCTGGCGATCTTGTGACAGATCATTTCCAGGGCCTCCTGCTGGTCTAGTGCAAGGATCTTGCCTCGATGCTTGAGGTGAGTACGGATTACAAGCTTGAGATCTTGTGAGACCTCTGCATGTCCCGAAAACTTGCCGTATTTCTGGCCACGTTCCTGCAATGTTCCTTCCACGTCTGACATACGTTTCCTTTTGATTGAGTCTCCGCAAGCAGCCATCGCTTGCCTAGTTGCCGAACAGCACGAACCCACTGACGCTGGTTGTGCCGGTTTACATCCCGTGAAACCGAACTGCTGTTCCACAGCTTTCTAACAAGTCTCAGGGCTTTTGTATTCATGATGTTGGCGGGGGCGCCGGGCTCACCCGGTCTTACCTTTTCAGACCCCCATATCTGTTAGTCGATCATAGAGTCAATGATGTCATTGCGACACGTCATCACCAATCGGCCAAGATCCTCTAGGGTCATGAGACCCTTCTCGACCTTGTTGCAAGCCTCAACAAACGTGATGGTGTCGTTCTCCATCTCGTTGGCGACATCATCAATACGAAATTCAGCAATGAACTGAAATTCCTCTTCATATTCCTTTTCGTCTTGTTCCATTTGGTCAAGGTACTTGTTGGTCTGGTTGGTGATGTAGCACATTTCGGAAGCTCCGGGTTGTGTGTTGCGATGGGTTCAATTGTGAGTGCGTTCACATTCAGTGTCAAGGTGCTCTAGGATAAACTCCCCAATTTGTTGCTTTGCGTCGTCACACCCCTTGGCAACGAGGCAGTGATATTGGTTGGCTTCCAAGTAGCTGATCCAGTCCTTCTGATCATGGCTCAACACCCCCCCCTTCTCCCGCTTCATCTCCACCCAAAGCCCCCAGGCTGGGATGAAAAGATCCGGAACACCCCTGCACACTCCCTCAGACTTCAGACGTGTTGCCGTTGTGATCGTCCGAGCCCCTCCGTTTGGAATCGCAAAAATGCGGGTGCCTGGAAAGCTCTTGCGGAACCAAGACACAAATTCCCGTTGCTCCTCGTGTTCTGTTCTTATTCTTTCCATTGTTCCGTTCCTGTTCAAAATGGGATCTCCTCAAACCAACTAGGACACTGATCTATTGACCCGGCAAAATCCTTCGGCACTTTTTCATCAAACATAGTGCAGTAATCGTGCTCGGCGAAATGGTCGCATGTGTAACAACATTTCGGCGGGTACAAGCCCTTCTTTGCTTCCTTGATCTTCTCTCGGTACACCTGGACAACATGCGGCTCACTCATTGGCCCTCCATTCTCGGTTGATGACACGAACAAACTTACCCTCTTTGCGATACTCCACCGCACTAGGCGGCTTGGATTGCGTCATGATCTTGGCGCAATCATCTAGGTCCTCGTGAGACCCAATAGGCGCACCTGATTTTCTGGCCATGTCCATAAACGTCCTGATCGCTTTTTCTCCCGCATACCCATCATGCGTGACTGTCAGATATTCGGTAACCGGACGATCGCTCAAAGCGCCGTAATACGTGATTGCAAACATCTCTTTGCCAGAGGCCTTGCTTGTGTGCTTACGCCAGATCCAAGACCTTACGGACATCTGTGTGCCCTCAATGCCCATGATATCGTCAACGTGCAGCGTCAGAGGCTTTTTTTCTGGCTCTGGGAACGGTGCGCCACAAGCTGGGCATTTTCTCGCGGAGATCGGGCACAGCTCGTTGCAAGCCTCGCACAGCTTTACCGGGGCCTCACCATTGCCTGAGCCTGCCTTCTTCGGCGGCTGCACTGCTGTGATCGGGCCATGTGTGGCCACCACTCCGGCAAAATCCAGCACTAGGCAATGGTCGGCATGGCTCTTGGGTCTCATCCCTCGGCCTGCCATCTGAACGTAAAGGCTTGGGCTCATGGTCGGTCGCAGCATTGCAACCAGATCAATATCAGGGTAATCAAACCCCGTCGTTAGCACGTTCGCGTTAGTCAGCGCCCTGATTTGCCCGGCTTTGTAGAGCGTCAAAATGCGTTCACGCTCCGCTTTCGACGTATCCCCTGTCACGCACTCCGCAACGATCCCGAAGTCTTGCAGCACATCTCGCACGTTCTCAGCATGGCGCACCCCCGCACAAAAGAACAACCACGCTTTACGGTCTCCAGCTCGAGCAATGACTTCTTGCACAATCGCTCGGTTTTGTGCCTCGTTGTCCACGGCGGCTTGCAGCTCGGCTTCAATGTACTCACCGCCACGCTTGCGAACCCCAGATACGTCCAGGCGCTCAGCTGTTACTTTGGATCGCAATGGAGCGAGAAACTTGCGTTTGACCAGCTCATCAATTGATACCGGTTCAATCAGATCGGAAAAGATCGCAGGCGCGTCAGTGATGAGCCCGTGTCCAAGCCTCCAGGGGGTTGCGGTAAGACCCACCACACGAAGATTGGAATTGATGTCCTTCAAGTCAGCCAACAATCGACGATAGCCGCCTTCGTCCTTGTGGCCAACCAAATGGCACTCATCAATAATGACCAGATCAACGTGACCAATCAGATGGGCTTTGTCCCTCACCGACTGAATTCCTGCAAAAGTTATCGGCTCCCCAAGTTGCCTCCGTCCAATGCTTGCGCTATAAATACCCATTGGCGCTCCCGGCCAATGGAGTCGCATTTTCTCCGCGTTTTGCTCGATCAACTCTTTCACATGAGTGAGCATCAGCACCCGGGTTTCTGGCCAGTTCTGCAAGGCATCCTTGCACAGAGCCGCGACGATGTGGCTCTTACCTGAGCCAGTCGGCAGCACTAGGCAAGGATTGCCTTCGTTACCGTTGCGGAACCATTGATAAAGATGGTCGATCGCGCGCTGCTGGTAGTCACGGAGCATCACCCGCCCCCCGGAAACATCATTGCCAAAGCATCCGCCACAGCCTGTTGAATCACTGGCCAGTTGTCTCTATCAATCCAAGCTCTGATCTCAATGCTGGCGGCAGACTCATCTACTAATTCCATCGTAAAAACGGCGATGTCATCCTCATCAAATGCATCCATCTTTGGTGGTGCTAGTTTGATCTTCATGCTGCTTCCTTTTGTTGTGTCTGCTGTGCTTTCGGTTTCCGGGTGACCAGCGTAGAGTCTCCTGCCATCATTTGCACCAACTTTAGTTGTTTCTTTTTCTGTCGGTACCGTTGAGATTTTTCAATGTCAGTGAGTATTTTCTTCTTTGCGTCCGGTTTTGATCCAAGCTTGTAAATCCTAATGGGATCTTTTGATTCTGGCCGCTTGTCCCATTTACAGATGTGAAGCACTCCCTCTCTGTACATCTCGCGGGTGTAATGAAGAACGGTCACGTAGTGCAGGCCCGTTTCCTCGGCCAGCTCCTGGCATGTATAGTCGCCTTCCATCAAATGCTTCATTAACTGAGCCATCATCAGTGCATTCACCTTGATGATTTTGCGGCCCTTGTTGCAGGGTGGGGCAGGTCTTGGCATGTGATGTCCTCAGAATTTGATATTGAAGCCGATATAGTTCGGTGCAACGACGATGCTAGATCCGCATCCAGCGGCAGCGGTAACAGCGAAATCCCTGAACGATGGCGTGTGGCGGTCCCTGTGCTGGCTGTCGTAAATCTCTTTTGCCAGTCCCACCGCCGCCGCAGCGGCGCAGCCATAACGCCAGTCGTTCGTTGCCTTGGCGAACACGGCACCAGTGCCAGCCCCAACAAGCGCGTGTTGCCACTTATCACGGCCTCCCCATGACTCGGCCTGAACTTGTGTAGCAAAC